TCGTTGACGGTTCCATTGCTCTTGGTGGCGAACTCAGGCCCATCCGCCGATGCGGTTTATACTCAACGGCAAAGTGTAAATTCAATGCACCCACGAGGCGAAACAGTTTTGCAGGGGGCGGCTGCTTCGCTAGGCATCTAATCGAAGGCGCATCGATTGAAAGCTCGGTCGTCGATCCGCCTGAGGGGGCCGCGCGCATGGTTGCAGCGCGACCCCCTTCCTAGGCTTCGACAGGCGACTTGCAGGCGCCTTGCGAGGCCCGGGCCATTAAGAGGGAAGCCGCCCCCGGGGAAGGGAGCGGGCCAACTCTCCGATAAAATCGGACGATAGAAATGCCAACGACGGTGGCATTTGAAACTCCGATCTTATCGGAGTTATGCGGTCAGCGATTGGGCCGCCGGTTCGCCCAGATCGCAGCCGCGATCAATGGGCCAAGGGTCACAGCCGATGTGACCCCGAGGACGATGTAGAACTGCATCGTCACGTATCCGGTCGGCGCTTGAGCGGATCTTTCCACCCTGATCCGCCGCCGAGCCGCACCGCCCTGAACATCACCTCACGGCGCCAGGCCGGAACCCCGACAACAGACATCGCCTCACGAAAGATCATGTCCGCCTCCTTGCGGCTGTAGGTCTTGCTCGGGAGGACGCCGCCGCGGTCGTAGAGAAAGTCGTGGATGATCGCAGGGCGGGCCCACAGGCCGAGCGGGGGAAAGAGGTTCCAGAGGCCCCAGGGGATCGACGCGAAGTCCGTCTCGAAGCCGACCGGGACGCGGATCACCTCGTCGCTGTCCTCGGACCCGACGCGGTACTCCAGCGTCTCAAGCAGGCGGACGCAGTAGCGCCCTTCCCGACTGTCTCCGGCCTCTTCGACCCGGAAGCGCTCTGTGATGCGCGCAGTCACGGCGCAGGCGTCACCGGAGGACAGCGGACCGTCCCGTTGATCTGGCCGCCGCTGGACGGGTTCAGGGGGCCGACAGAGGCGCTGTAGGTCACCGTCCGCTCGCAGTGGGCGTAGGTCTTGCCCAGCAGCTCCAGAACCTCGACAGGCGAGGTGGACGCGCACGCGGTCAGGCTCACGGCCAGGAGGCCGAGGCAAAGCATCTTCAGCATGTGGGTGGTCCTTGCTGGCCTAGAGGCCGTTGGTCACGGGCGTGCCGGGGCCGCCCTTCTGGGTGAGCACCTGGCGGCGCATCCGGGGTGCGAACGACAGGTGGATGATCCCGCGCCCGCTCTCGTGGATCAGCTGGTCGAAGACTAGGGGCGACGCGGCGAGAAGCTTGGCCGCCTCAAGCACGCCCTTGCCGCTCGGGATGATGTCGGCTGCGAAGCCCAATGCATGGTCGGAGTTCGCGACGCCGCCGACGGCCTGGTTGACCTCCGGGTTGCGATAGCCCGACGTGATCTTGAGCGGTCCGCCCAGGATCGCCCTCGCCCACTCCAGGCCCAGCGCCAGGGTGCGCAGGTTCTGCAGGTGGTCGCCGGCCGGGGCGTTCTTCAGGCCAAGCCGGTCCGCGGCGTCAGAGCGGGTCAGCTCGGCCAGGGTGAAGTGGGGTGTGAGGTTCACGGCAGCACCCCGGGCGTTCTGGAGTTCCGCCGCCATTTCCAGATCAGATAGGCGGTCTGAACGACCATGAAGACGGCGGTCAGCGCGGCGACCACAATACTCAGCGCAACCTGACCGTCCGCAGCCGTCCAGGCCGCGGCTCCAGCTCCTGCCGTTGCCTTCCAGGCAGCTGCGCCGCTCTCTCCAATCAGTTCACGGGTCGTCATGTGTTGGGGTGCTCCAACGGCTAAGCGCGGCCTTGGCTGGCGCGCGCGGGGGAGGTGTGAGAATCTGGGGGCTATGGAGTTCGAGCCCGGAAGCCCGCTCTGGATCATGGCCGCCGCTGCTGGCGGCGGCATTTTGCGTCAGCTCGTCATTTGGCTGTGGCAGGACGTGCGCCCGAAGGCCGTGCGCCTACTGGCTGGAGACAACCGCTCCAGTAGCCGCCGCGCGTGAGACGATAGGCCGGAGCTTCTCGGCTTCTCGGAGCGCCCTCTGGGCCGCGGGCGGCATCTTCTTTTCTACCGCGGCCTTCGTGCCGCCTGAGGCGAAGAGCTTGAGTAGAGCGTCGATCTTTCGCTTGGTCTGAAGGTCGGCCAGGGTCTTAGATGCAAACCCCGCCGCGCTGATGGGAACGGTCGCGCCGCCTGACGCGCCCGCAGCGCCGGTGTTGAGCATCGCCGAGAGCCCGCCGGTCGTCGGCGACAGCCGCCCGAAGAGCCGCAAGGCGTCCTGCACCTTGTCGCCCTTGATGATCGCGTCGAGCGCAGCCTTCTCGTCAGGCTTTAAGCCAGGCTGCTTCTTGCGGACCTTGTCGAGCTCCTGCCTCAACGCGTTTTCGACGTTGCCACCGGTGCCCGTCTTGGCGGCCTTGAACTGCGCCTCTTCGACCGCGGTCTCGACCGCCTCGACCTTCTTGAGACGGGCATTCAGTTCGCGCGCCTGCTTGATCGCGCGGGCGCCGCGATCGCCATCGCCCGCCACCGTTCGGGGGAACTTCGCCGAAATGAACTCGTCGATGTTGGCGATGATCTTCGAGGCATAGCGGCGCTCAGCGTCATCGGCGGTACGACCGCCGATGTTCAGGCGGACGTATTGGCGCAGCTTATCCAGCTCGCTCAAGGTCGGCTCCTGGCCGGCTCGTCCCTGGATGTTCCGCAGGACCGCCGCGACCTTGGGCGTAACGTCCGCATCGACGTCCGCCAGATCGTCCGTGATCCCGTCGACCAGGTCGCGAAACCCGCTGCGGGCGAAGCGAACGCCCTCATTGTCGACAGCCTGGTAGGCTGCGTCCTTCGCCTTCTTGAGGGTGGCGGTCGTCATGATGCTCGGCGACTTGCCCGTTAGGGCGCGGACGCGACTCCCGAGTCCGCTCATGAAGAGATCGCCGAGCTTGCCACCGATCCCGCCAAAGAGGGTATCGCCGATGAGGCCCGCAGCGTCGTCATGCTCGGAGAGCATCGCACCTGACATCATGCCCGACGTCACGGGGCCGCCGGGGATCATGGCGCTAAGCGCGAGGTTGCCGGCGAACTTGCCCGCCTTCCCCGGCGCGAGGCCGGTCGCCTCGGCCTTGTCCAACTTCCGCTCGGCCTGGCCCAGCAGATAGCGCGCAGGTAGGGCTACCGCCTGCAGCATACCGCCCGACGGCGACGCCAGATTAAACGGACTGAACGGGCGCTGTTTCGTCAGGCGGTCCTCGGTCCTGGCCAGCGGGTCGGCGATGCCTCGAAGGAAGCCTAGGGCCTGGGACGTCTCACGTTCGGGCGCCTGCTTAACTTGGCCGTCGAGCGTGATGTACCAAGATCCGGGCTCCGGTTGGTCGTCGGCGGACTGCATGACCCGCGGGAACGCGGCGGTGCCGACATTCTCGTCGCTGGGGTTGAGCTTCCCGGAGGCGGCAAGGGCGTCGAGCGCGGCCGATTGCGCCGGGTTCAACAGCTCTCCTGTCAACGCGTTCGCGTACCGCCCACGGGGCTGCGGCGAAGGGGCTGGCGGCTCAGACGCCGCCCCGCCAGCTAACGTGTCGACATAGTCCCGCGTCTCGGCGAACGGCGGAACGCCGCCGTGCTGTCGCACCGCACCCGGTCCGGCGTTGTAGGCGGCCAATGCAAGGCGCTCGTCTCCACCGAAGGCGTCGAACTGCTGCTTCAGATAGCGGACGCCGCCACGAATGTTGTCGTAGGGATCGTCTGGGTTCACGCCCAGCTCGGCCGCGGTGGCAGGCATGAGCTGCATCAGTCCACGCGCCCCCTTCGGCGAGACGGCTCCGTGGTCGCCTGCGCTTTCCTTCTGCATCTGGCGCAAGACGAGATCCGGGTTCAGCCCCGCGGCCTGTGCCTCCGTGGTGGCGAAATCTTCGTAGTCCCAGCGCTGCGCGCCGCGAACGGCCGTCGCCTCGTCCGGCGCGTCGATATCGACCTCGTCGCCGCGCGGGGTGCGAATGGTGAAGATGGGCATTACTGCGCCCTCCTGACGCCGACGACGCTATATCCGCGCCCTTGGCTCGCCGATGCGGCCGGCGGCGCAGCAGCGCGCGCGCCCGCCCCATACTGCGTCTCGTAGGCCGCCTTTCGCGCCTCGCGCGCCGCTGTCAGCTCCTTCTTGATCGCTTCCAAGTTTCGGCGAAGCTGGCCTTGGCTCTGTCCTTGGTCGATGGAGCCGAGCACCGATTGCAGAATGGCGTTTTCACGCTCAGTGACGTTGCCCAGCGCACCGCCGGTTGGGGAGTTGGCGCGCATTTCGTTCAGCTTGTCCAAGCCGACGTTGCCCCGGATTGTGTCGAGGGTGGCAGCCAGGTTCTTCGCCGGCGATCCTGGGACGCCGGCCGTAAGCGACATGGGTCCCGCGGTCAGATTGTTGATCTGCCCCAAGGCTTCGTCGATCTTCCCGAGGACGATGTCTGTGGTGCGCGCTTGCGCGTTGAGAGCCGATCGAGCTCTGGGCGCCAGCGCTGCCCGGTCAACCGCCGTGCGCGCTGTCCCTTCCTGTTCGATCCTCGCGCCGGGGGTCTGCGTGCGCCCAATACCTTCCGCTCCGGGGCCAGCGTAGTCCCGCCCTCGCATGTAAAGGGACGCTCCGCTCTCCGTGGGCACGTTGTACAGGGTCTCATCGACACGACCGCCGGCTTCGGCCGCCGCTGCGTCGCGGATCGCCTGGAGCGATCCGTCCATCATCTGCCAGCCGATGTGCTTGCCGTCCTGGTCGAAAGTCGGGCGCGCGCCCTTCGTTGGCGGCTCGCCGTAGTATCGGCCGGCGTTCTTCGGGTCCTGCATGTCGACGGTGAAGCCGTTGACGTTCGACAGGTTGACGCCCACGCGGTCGCCCGGCTTCGCGCCGCGCTTATCGACGGCCACGCCATTCACGAAGTCGATTTCCGGCTGCACCTTGTCGAGGATGCCGACCATGTCGCCCACGCCTTTGTAGCCCCTAAGCGCGCCCTGCATCAGGTACGGCGCCAGGTCTCGGAGCGAGGTCGTGGAGCCCGTGGACGCGGGCACAGCGTTGCCGGCGCCTTCAGCCTGCGGACCACCAGGAAGCCCGCCCACGAGCCCGCCCCCGGCCTCCCCGCCCAGCCGGCTCAGAAAGCCCTGTTGCCAGTCCCGCTCGGCCGCCTTGGCGGCGCGCTCCGATAGGAACTGCTGGGCCCCGAGCACGGTTTGCGGGCCCTCGCCGTTGCCGAGGTCGTTGAGGAGCGCCCCCAGCAGGAAGAGCTTGTCGGAGCCGGACCGCGGCTGCTGAGAGGGCAGCGTGATCTGCGGCTTGGGAAGCCCTTGGTCTGACAGTCGACCGAACATCGCCATCTTAAGCCCTCGCGTTCTTCAGAGCGCCTGCGCCCAGCGAGAGCGCCGTCTTCGCCGCGCCGGCTCCGGCTCCCAGGCCCAGCAACGACGCGCCGCCGGTGAACGGCGCGAGGCCCAGCGAGCCGAGACCCATGGCCAGCGTACCAAGGCTTTGCAGCAGGCCGCCGCTTTGCTTTGAGGTCGTGGTGGAAGTGCCCTCCTGCGTCTGCCCCTGGAAGAGCTGGAGCGGGAGGCTCCCGATCAGGCCAGTACGGGCTTGCAAGGCCGTGATCGGCGACATGCGAAGCGCCTGGTCGACCTCGCGCTCGGTCGCGCCAGCGCCCGCCATGGTGGCGATGTTGGCGCGCTCGTTGGCGTCGCGGTCCATCATCAGGCCGGCCTTGGCCATCATGTCCTGAAGCGAGAGCTGCGCGTTCGCTTCGCTCGCCGACTGGCGGCGCTGGGCGTCCAGATTGGAGAGTTCGGCGGTGCGCGTGTAGCCCTGGTCGCGCAGGTTGGCGCCCAGGGACGCCCTGCCGCGGCCAAGGGCGTCTCGAGCCTCCGCAACAGCCAGCGCCCCGCCCGAGCCCCCGAACTTCCCGCTCCCGGCCATGTCCAGCGTGAGCTGGCTGAGGGTCTTGTCGCGGTCGGCGTCGAAGTCCGCCATCGCGGCGCTGATGACGTCGCCTTCGTAGCCCGACTTGTAGCGGTCCAGGCCGTCGAGGAGGCTCGCAGCGCTCACCGAGGGTGCGCTGGAACTGAGGGCCTTGTTGAACCAGTCGTTGTCGACCCCGAGCTTGTCGGCGCGCGCGAAGGCGGCGTTCTCACGGTCGGTAAGCGGCGCGATCAGCGACGACGGGTCCAAGGTGGACAGTTTGCCGATATCACCCATGGCGCCCTGTAGCGGCCCGGTGACCCACTCCGGGTTCGTGGGCGTCTGAACGACGCGGCTGGTCTCGGTCTTGGTCGATTTGGACTTACCCATGAAGCGGCTTCCTCAATTCATCGCCATGCAGGCGAAATCCATCGGCGCGCAGCAGGCGCGCCCAGCCCTTGCGGCCTTCGATACTCACGTAGTCGCAGCCCATCGCCCGCCCCCAGGCTTCGACGCCGGGCTTCAGCGCCATAACCCCAGCCAGGTCGCCGCCGGCCAGCCAGACGTGCAGGGCGCGTCCGTCTGGTTCGTCTACGACTTCCGTGACCATGGCCGCGCTCTCGCCGGGCCAGATTTGGGCCTGACCGGTGCGCAGCGCGTGCTGCAGCTCATGTTCGGTCGTCTCGCCCAGGGCTGGGCGCAGCCAGGCGAGCCAGGCCAACCAGTCGGCAAGGCGCACTACCGCTTGCCCGCCGGCGCCAAGTTCACCGCGATCTGGCCCAGGCGCATGAAGGCGGGCAGAGACGCGCCCTCGAACAGCAGGCGGAACAGCCGACCGGAGCAACGGAAATCGACCTTGTCCTCGCCGGCCGCCATCGCAAACGGCCCCTTCACGTTCTCGTCGCCCTGAGGCTTGAGACGGCTGACGACCGTCACGTTAATCGGTCCCACCTGGTTCTTCACGTCGGGCCAGACGCCGAGCAGGAGCGCGGTCAGATCCTCGCTCAGGTATTGGTCTGCCGTCTCGATGGACCAGGCCAGCGGCTGGCCGTCGGCGCTCTGGCCGCGTTCGTGCCAGTAGACGTTCCCCTGAGGGGTCACGCCGATGGGATCGCCTGCCGGGCCGGCGTCAACAAAAGCTGATCGCGCCATACGACCGCGCGACCACCCCTGGCCGGCGAGGGAGAGCGCCACATAGCGGCTGTTCTCCGTCCCATCGCGATTGTCTGGGTAGTCCCAGCGGACTTCGGAGAAGCGCGAAATGGACGAGGCCACCACCTTGTCGGCCTGGGCCGGGGTCAGGTTGTTGAAAAGCTCGTCCCGGATGGCGCACGGGATCGGTTCGACGGTCCCGCCGAGGCCATAGCGATAGAACTGACCGTCGTTCCCCATCCAATACGCGGCCTGGCCCACCACCACGGCGGCGTTCGGGCCGATCAGCCCGCACTTCTGGGCGATCTGATCGAAACGCCAGATCTGATTTAGCGCGCCGACGAAGGTTCCGAGGAAGAGGCTGTGATTGGTCCAGACGAGCAGGTAGGGGCCGAGCACCCGGCCGGCTACGATCCGGCCGCCACCGGGGAGGATGTACTCGGCCGCCGTCGTCGCCGCGCTGGTCCGCCACTCAGTGTTCCGTCGCACCCCGGAATGGCGGATGCAGAGCGGGTTGAACTTGCCCGAGACCTCTTCATTGCAGCCGAGGGCGAAGATCATCTCTTGCGGCGCGATCAGGGCGAAGGTGCAGTTGCGGGGCGCGTTCGGGAGCGCTGCGGCCGGCGTGCCGGTGTTGTTGTCCCAGGCGTACAGCGTGCCGCCCCGCGGGTTGGCGACCAGCTCTTCGCCGAAAGCCCCGAAAGACCAGGTGCGCGGAAAATAATCGGCGGTGGACGGCTCGGAGTAGCCGCCGATGCTATAGGCCCCCGTGCTGTAGCCAGCGCCGCCGGTCCCATCGATCGAACCCGGCTGGAGGGCGCGCTGAGGCGCGAACTGCATTCCCGCGCCGCCCGTCGCCGGGACGTCAGCCTTAACCGCCGCCCCGCCGCCTGTGGCCGTCGAGGTCGCGTTGCTGCCGAAAGTGAACTTGTAGTGGTCGGCGTCGACCTTGGTGACGACGAAAGTACCGTTGGGCGTGATGCCTCCAACAGCCGTGGCGCCGGAGATCGTCACGCTCGTACCGTCGCTGATGTTGTGGCCGACCTCGGTGACGGTCACGGTCGGCTTGCCGTTCTCGACCGCCAGAGGGTTCGACGCGAGCGTCTTGGAGAGCAGCGCGTTCGAGGCTGCGGTGATGGTGAAGGTGTCCGGGTCCACGACGGTGACGACGTAGGTTCCAGCCGGCGCGATCCGGCCGACGCCAACGCCGCCAGACACGACCACGTTCTCGCCGTTCTGGAGGCCGTGGCCCTGCACCTTCATGGTCAGGAGCGGCGATCCGTTCGTCACGATGACGTCGGCGCCGCGAATGGTGAAGGGCGGCAGCGCAAGCGTCGGCGTGATCGTCGCCAGGAGGCCGCCGACCCAGACCTGAAGCGCTGAGTGCGTGCCGAGGGATCGCGCCATAGCCCACGTTCCACTCCAGCAGCGTTCCTCGCGGCAGCATCAGTTTGCTGTGGCCCGCCGCCCCGCCGCCGCCGCCGTAGTACGTGCCACCGCCGGTAACTGCGTCTACGTTGCCGGTAGCGCCACCGCCCGTGCAGAAAATCAGGGCCCATAGCGTTTCGGTCAGGGTGTACGAGCTGATACCCCAAGTGGGAAACAGCCTCGGCGTGGCCGTGTTGATGACGCCGACCAGATTTGGCAGCGACAGATTGCGCTTGCCGCTCATCCGCTGCCCGCGAAACCCCAGCAGGCCGCGCATTAGTACTTGCCGCCGATGGCCATGAAGGTCACGCCGTCCGCCACGGCGACGCCGATGGCGACCTCAAGCCCGATGCCAGGGCCGAGGATCAGCGGGTTGATGTCGCTGTACTCGAACGGCGTTTTGACCCCGGTGACGCCCGCGGCCGGCGCGGCGGGCGTGCCCGACAGACGGCCGTCGATGTACATCTTGGTCGCGCCAGACATCGAATAGAGCTGGAAGTGATTGGGCGACCCAAGGGCGCCGCTGTTGATGGCCCAAAGGCCCTCGATCCGCATGCCGTTGGGGTTATCGGCCGCCGCGATCAGCGTGACGGTCGCGGTCGGCGTGTCGATGTCGGTGTTCGCCGCCGTGCAGCGCACGGCGGCGCTCCACGGGGTCTGCGGCGACATGAAGCTGTTGGGTGTCGCGGACATCTGGGGCTCCTACAGGGCGAGGGCGAAAGCGGCGGCCAGGGTGGCGGCTTCGGCGAGGGTCGCGGCTTTGCGCGCGGCCTGGTCTGTCGGGTAGTCGGACAGATCGCCGACGACGATCCCGCGCCAGTTGGCGTGTGTGCCGTCGGTGCCCAGCAGCTTGCCGGCGTTGCCGCCCTGGCCGGGGAGGTCGATGGCGTTGAACGCCAGCGCGTCGGCATAGGCCTTGTTGACGATGCCATCGGGCTCGGTCGGGGGTCCGATGCGCGTGAACTGCGCACGCCGGAAATTCGCCCCGTCGCTGACCACCAGCCCGACCTCGCCGGGCCTGATCACGGCGGTCGCGCCGCCGCCTGTGGTCACGATCACATCGCCCGAGGCGTTGTTGCGGACGATGTACCACTTCTCCACGGCCGGCGCGGTGATGGTCCCGCCGGTGCCGCTGGTCACGTCCAGGAATGCGCAGCGGGCCTCATCCTCCAGGCCGTTCGCCGTGGTGAGGGTCTTAGCGCCGGAGAGAGCGAACGCGACGCGCTTGGCGATGGCGTCTTCCAGCGGCTGAAAAACCTGCTGGTTCAGGATCACGCCCCAGGCGTTCAGGTTGTCGCCCGGCGCCTGGTAGTTCAGGCGGAAGCGAAGAGACCACGTGCTAGGCAATGGCGGCTCCAGTGTCTTGCCTGATCCAGGCGACGCCGTTCGAGACGGCCAGAATGTCGAGATCGGCCACCCGCAGGACCCCGTTGGGCCAGTTGGCGGCAGGCGGGAGGTCCGCGGCGGCCACGGCGTAGACCACCACAGGCTGGCCGGGTTGCTGCAGCTGCGCGATGGCGTCCACGACCGCCTGAAAGAACGGTCGCGGGTCCTGCCGGGCGTCTACCGGCGCGACGAGGCCAGCCATCAGCCGAGCCGGATATCGTACGCTTGTGGTCGCCGAAGCGCGGGGTCGCTGCGAAGCTTGCTATGCGCCCGGCTCTGATTTTCCTTGTTGGTCGCTTCCTGCATGGCGACGTCGAAGCGCCCTTGGAACAAGGCCATCAGATCGGCGTCGCGTAGGAAGGGTGCCGCTTCGAGCAGCGTCCCGAACAGGTAGAGGTCGGGGTAGTCGGTCAGGATCGGGTTCGTGGGTTCGGCGTCGGAGAGCGCGAACCTGCGTAGATGGCGCAAGGTTACGGCGTAGGCCTGGTCAGCGGGCCGCTCGAAGAGGAGCGATCCGCAGTCGATGGCCCAGAACTCGGGCCGGCCAGCGGTCGAATGTGCCTCCATCAGCGCCGGGTCGATGAAGCGCAGCTCGTCGCAGCCCCACATATGCACCGAGACGGCCTCTGAGAAGGTCGCCGGCAGGGTGATGGCCCGCGATCCTGGAGTGGCCTCCAGTGCGGCGTTGACCTCGTTCATTCGGCCTCGGAACAGCCGGTTCAGGCGGCTTTCGGCCAGAACGATGAAGTCTGGGATGCGCGGGTTCAGGTCCGAGCGCTCCAGCCACTCGGCGGTCGCGCTCTTGAGGTCGCTGTAGGTGGACAGAGACATAGGGAACTCGCCTGTTCGGTGAACGCGGATTGACACCCGGCCCCAAGTGCGTTGGTTAACGCTACCTAGGGGAGAGTTGGTATGTTGAAGATGCTCGGCGCGGCTGTGGCCGCAGGTACGTTGATATGGGCGAGCGCTGCGGGCGCGGCGCAGGTGGTCACTTTCGACGCCAGCCGCTTTCCGACTGACGAGTTTTACATCGTTTGGGAGGACTGGAGACCGCCAACCTCCGGCCAACTGGTCAGGGTCACGCTCACTTGGAACGAGCTGAACTTCGAACCCGACACCGGCCTTATCGCGGAGTACCGGGGTCACTTCTACTACTGGGAAAATCTCACCAACGAGATCCGCAGCAATGACCTATATTCGTCCTCCTTGATGTCGTACTGGCGCACGATCCGCATGGAGATGCCGTCGAAGACCTCGCGCGCCGAGAAGTCGACGCCCTTGGGCATCACCAGGTCGGCAGTCGCGAATGCGAAGGCGCCCTTCTGGTAAAGCAGCGAAGTTCCCGAGAGCTTCGACGCCGTGCCGAGCACGGTCACGGCCGCGGTCGCCGAGGTGGTCGGAATGACCACGTTCTGACGCGCGCCGCCCGTGACGATAGCCGGCGAGATGTTGATGTTGCCCGCGCCGCCCGCAGCGTCGTCGGTGACGACGAACTGCATGGGAACGCCGGTAGACAGGCGGCTTTCCGGGTGAACCCGGAAGACGTTCCCGATGGTAATGACGTCGCCCTTCTTGAAGGTGCCGGTCCCGGTCGCGAGGGTGATGGTCGAGATCGGGGTTTCCGAGTTCGCCGGGATCACGCCGACCAGGGTGGACGTGGTGTAGGCGCCATTCGCCGCGCCGCGGGTATGCGACGGCCACAGGGTGTTTTCCATGAAGTCGAAGCCGGCGGTGCGGCCCATGTAGCCTTCACGGTACTGCTCGCCGAGCGACTTCTGGTCGTTGAACAGGCCCTTCAGCGCGTCCACCAGGTCGGTGTTGTTCTGCGAGTTCAGGTTCGCATAGCGCTTGCTGAGCGGCGCCAGCGCATCGACGAGCTTCTGCCGGCCGTTCAGGACATCACGCCAGGTCGGGGCGCCGGTCAGCCAGATCGACTGGGCGACGTCCTTGTACATGGACATGGCGTCGGCCTCGATATTGGCCGCGAGTACCGACATGGCCGGCTCCAGGATGCGGTCCGAGAAGTCGTCCAGTGAGAGGGTCAGATCGACCGAGTTGAAGTTGAGATCGACGCCCCTCTGGGTGCTGACCTTGAGGTTGACGCTCTGCTCTTTGGTGTCCTGAGCGACCAGCTGGCGGCCGTTGCGGACCACGTACTGGTTCGGCAGGCGCACCTTCAGGGTGTCGCCGATCTTGGCGCCGGGCTTGGCGAAGCTGTCGTCATACTCGCGGGTGATGGAGCCCACGAAGTTCAGCTTCTGGTGCAGGACGCGCAGGGCCTCGCGGGTGATCGCGGTACCCTTGCGCTTCGGCGTAGCCGGGCCGTAGTCGGTGAGGGTGTGGCAGGACCCGAAGCCCTGGATCACGGGAAAGCTCATCGGTTCGTCGCGGTCGTCGATCATGCCGCCCATCCTCTCCGTGCTGGCTTGCCCCTGTGGTCCTCGCCGTTCGCCGTCTCGATCATCTGGCGGCGGTTGACCGCGAACTCGCCGAACGCATCGGAGCCGTGGCTTGCGCTGTCGTGCAGCGGGCCGGTGTAGGCGCTCAGGCTGCGGTTCCAGCGTTTGCGGTAGGACCGGAGCCGCAGCAGGCCGGTGGCGCACCGCTCGGCGTCGAACCAGGTGATCGGAATGACCTGGCGCGAGGCGTTGATGCGGTCCTCAGGATCGGCCGCAACGCCAACGCTGATGCCGCCTAGGCCGAGGCCTTGAAGCGTCTCGTAGCGGCTGCGCGCCCCAGCCCCCAGCTCCCGGACCATGACGTCGTGCGGGAGGTAGTGCGTGCCGTAGACGTAGGGCTTGCTGGCGATGGCGTCGCGGACGATGGACTGAAGCCCTTCGCCCGACGTCTCATAGTAGTCGATGGCCCGAACCTGTTGGCCGGACTGCTGGAAGAACCAGATAGCGGTGTAGTCGTCGACGCCCAGGTCCCAGGCCGTGTCCACCTTGAGCGCCGGGTCATAGGGCACGGGTCCAACCCGATTGCCGTCCTCGGCAGCCTTGATGAGGCTGGCGTAGTAGGCGCCAGGCGTGGCCGCGTCGAAGTCGACCAGATATTCCTGGTTGAACATCGCCTCGCCGTCGTCGGCGCCGTTCTCGCTGATCAGCTCGGCCTTTTCCTTGGCGAGCTGTTCGGCCGTGAAGACCCCCGTCTCGGTCGCCTTCGACTTCATCGTGAACCACGTCTGGTCCAGTGCTCGTGCGTCCCATGCTCTTGTGGCGTGGTTCCGGCCGCGCGGCGTCCAGATGAAGAGCGCCCAGCCGCCGTTCTCGGCCAGGATCGGGCGCAGATAGGTCCAGGCCTCCGGCTTGGCCAGCGCCCACTCCGAGAGCACCACGCCGACCGGCGGCGAGCCGACGAGGCTGTTGTAGTTGTCGGAGCCGAGAACCTGCCACGTCGAACCGCTCTTCAGCTCGATGAGCATTTCCTGTTCGTGCTTGCGGCGCCGGATCTCAGGCGGGAACGCCTCGTCGATGCGCTTCATGCCCGTGTGCGGGTTCACCGCACCCCAGATCGCCTTTCGGGCCTGAGACGCCTCGGGCAGCATGTGCCAGTAGGTGCCCGGCCGCTGCATCGCCGAACAGGCGGTCCAGTGCAGCGCTACGTCGTCCTTGCCCCAGCGCCGGTGCGCAGCGACGTCCGCCCGAAGCCCGCCGTTCTCCAGGTAGCCCCAGAGCTTGCGCTGGTACGGCCGAGGGTCCCAGCCGTTCGGAAGCTCAATCGCCATCCGTCTCGGGTGTGTAGCGCTTGATGTTCACGACCAGACCAAGTTCGCCATCGACCGTCGCATCTAAGGCCTGGCGAGGCTTTCCGTGGCCCCGATCGAGAAGGCTGTTCGCTGCCGCGACCTTCGCCGCGGCGCTGTCGCCGTTGGTGGCGACATCGACCAGCACGGCCAGCGCTAGCTCCGTGTACTGCTGCGCGGCCTCTCGAATGTCGGCCGTCGCCTTGTTGACGACGCCCTTCGGACGGCCTGCGCCAGCGCGTTTTCCGCCTCTGGCCATTTTTGATTTCTTTGATTGTTTTTCAAACGTGCTGCTAGCTTGGCCTTATGAAGCCTTTGCCCGCTTTCGTTGTCGCTGGCTGCGGAGCCGCGCTGTGGGCTCTCGTGTGGACAGGGAGCCTCGTCGAAGCCGCGCGAACAGGCATCCTACTGGCGCTGGTTGCGGCCGGAATTATGTTTGGCAGATCCCAGAAATGAGAACCGCCCTGCGTGCTGTCTTGGAGGTCGGCGCAGCAAAAAGCCCGCCGGGTGGGGCGGGCTCTAGGCGCTCTGCGAGCGATGGGAAGATTCTGCCGGAGAACGCGCGCAAACACAAGGGCTTGCTCGCAGAGGATCAGATCGCTTTCCGCTATCGGATGGCCCTAAAGACAGTCCTCGGGTCGGAAAGAAACGGGCCACCCTGAGGGGTGGCCCTATCAGTTTTAGCCGGTCACTACGAGCGGGCGCCAACGGACCGGGCCCGCAAGCGGAGGGTGTTGATGGTGGTTCTGGGGCGGGAGGGGATCACCCTTATTGGCGGCGATCTCCCGGCCACAGCCGTCGCAGCGATAAATCCCTGAAAGGGGGACTGTCTGAGACGGGCCATACACGTAGTCAAAGGCGGGGCCGTTGCCGAAGCGGAGGTTTGCGGCTTGGTTGTAGACAGCCATGACGGCGGTCCCTTTCTGAAAAGGGACCCCTCAACCTAGTCAACACTCGCGATCCAACCCGGTTGTCAGGCTAATGTGGCGTGTGTATAAACAAGTGCTTCTTGTGACGCGGGTTGAGAGGCCCGGGGTTGCAGATAAGCCTGCGGTGTGCGCTAACACCCGCAGGCTTTTTCATTCTAGGCCAAGCCGCACCGATTCTCCGAATCCTTACCAAGGACCTTCTGCCAGCTGCGACATTTTGTCGCGGCGCCTCTGGGCGGCGGTGCTTACAGCAGAGCGGTAGTGGAGTAGTGTGGTCAGGCAGCAATTCGAGATCTGCTGTCCGAATTGAGCAGCAAATCCAACGCCACTCGTAGCACCGCCTCCAGCTCGCCCGCCCGCCGGTCATTACCTCCCGCCAACTCTCGTAGCGTCCGCCCGGCGCCGCAGACGCCATCCATGACCGTCAGCATGTCGACCTGGCCGCGGAGAATTTCTGAGCGCGCCTGCTCCAGCCAAGCCTTAGACGCAGCCGAGGCGACGTAGGCGCTCTGCAGGCGCAGCCATGGCGCGCTTCCGCCGCACGATGCGCTGTCGTCGATGCACGAGCGGATCGAGACGCCCTGGGCGTCGCGGACAGCATCGCGCCACTGCTTAGCAGTCGAGATCTGCGTCGCCGTCAGGCGCCTCTTCTTGATCAGCCAGAGGAGGCCGTCTCGGTCCTGTGGCGGAGGGAGCTTGGCGACCTTCGGCGGCGCGTTCGGGTCGGCCGGCGCGTGGCGGGGGGCAACAGGTGCGATCTTCCGCGAGGCCCGCTTCTGGCGAGCACGTTCCGCCTTCGACGTCATTCCTCATCTCCCAGATCGTTCATGTGCCGATAGATGACGAGCTTTCGCAGTGCGGAGAGATACAGTTCCCACGATCTGCCGCGTAGCCGGCCAGTACGGAAAGCAATGCGATCAGGGGACCGCATAATTTCCACAAGGGTGAGGTACTCGTCCCGCTCTAGCTCGCGCTCGACCAGCTTCAGTTGCTCCCGCGCGGCAGAAGCGCGCGTGGTGTCGGCAGACTTTAGATCTTGTCGCAAACGGCAGAACCACCTCCAGGCAGCGTCTTGCTTCTGCGTCGGTCCGCCGTCGTTCCAATCGCGCTGCCGCGTCCGTTCAAGCACTGGTTCTTCGGGCGCGGGGACGCTGCGACGCTCCTGGGCTCGTGCTTCCTCCTTGGCGATGGCGGCGCGGTATTCAGCCAGCGCCTGCTTTTGACCCGCCTTCCGCTTTCTCAGCCGTTCGGCCTTCGACGTCATTCTTCACCCTCGGCGAAAATCCTGACCATTCGGGCGACCCACGCCTGCCGTTTTGGCGGCATGGCCGCGACCAGCTCGACGATCTCCCGAAGGTCGCTCGTCACCCTCAGGCTGAGAGCGAGGGCGTCTTGCTCCCTTCCCAGTTCGCTTGGCGGAAAGAGGTCCACCGGGCTGATCTTCAGCGCCTTGGCCATGTTGCAGAGGCGCGACGCCGATATCCGGTTGTGGCCGCGCTCGTACTTCTGGACCTGCTGGAAGGTGATGCCGACCGCATCGCCGAGACCCGTCTGCGAAAGCCCTCTTGCCAAGCGGAAGGAGCGCAGGCGCGCGCCCACTTCCACGTCGACCGGATCTGGATTCAGGTTGTCCCCGCTCATCGGGTTCCTCGCGAATAGTAGCCTCTGGAGAATTTCGGCAGGTCGATCGCATGACCCTGGCGCACGAGCTGGGCGGCGACGTCTCGCTGGCCGATCCAGCACTGCGCCACGATGCGGTCGTAGCTCTTCCCCCGGCGCTTGCAGACCAGCGTCTGGCCGGCGGTGATGTTGGCGAGCGCCCTGGTGGCCCGGAGGCCGCCAGGCGCATTCCGCTCAGGCGCGTCGATCCCCCAGAGGCGGATCTTGAGATTGCCGTCGCAGCGGAAGGTGTCGCCGTCGGTGATGCCGGGCGAGGCGCAGAGGATCAGGTTCTCCTGCGCAGTCGCAGGCTCGCTCAGTCCGAGCGTGACGACGGCGGCTCCGGCCATTGCGGCAAGCCTTGCGCCAGCCAAAATGCTGCTGGCTCGTAGAGCGTCCACATCGGTTGCGGCGGGCCGGCTGGGAGCGGACGCACGATCTTGTTCGGATCCACGCTGTCCCTCTCGCAAAGCCAACATGCCAAGTCCTTCACCATCATTTGGTTCTCCTTTCCAGCCCCACTTTAGCCGGACGTCAGGGCCGCTCAGGACGGCGCGGATCGCAGTCGTAGACCTGCTCATGCGGCGATCCCCTCGACCTGCGCGGCCATCGTGGATGCTCCCGGCACGAGGTGCGGGGGAACGCGACAGCCGGGGCGGCCGGGCTCGGGGCCGAGGCGCGCATCCCAGCGCCCCTGGTCGGCCCAAAGGCTGATCGCGATTGCCCAGCGATCCTCGTCCCAGTCCGCACCAAGCTCGCCGGTCGCGGCAGTCGCCCACTGCTCGAAGGTTCGATCCTTCAGCCACAGGTGCAGGCCTGGTCCGCCGGTGCGCTTCAGGTCGGGATCGGCCGCCAGGTAGGCGAGCAGCCCGGCAACGATCGACGCGGGTTCGGCTACCAGCTTGGCTTTCCGCCACTCGGCCCAAGCCTTGGATTTCGATTTCGCTCGGCGACGCATCTCCGGCGTGGAGATTTCCCACAGCTTGGCGAAGTCCGGGTCAGCCTCCCATGGCTGACCGGCAGGCGGCTTGGTCGCGCTCGGCGGAGCCGGTGCGACAGAGGCGTTAGCCTCTACTACTAATATCCCTGTCCCTGTCCCTGTCTCTTGGATGGCGTTTCCCGAGGGACATCGCGTCCCTGTCCCTGGGGACGCCGCTTCATGTCCCTGGGGACACGCGTCGATGTCCCTAGGGACATCTGCGGGACCAACGCTGTGTGTCCCCGCCAGATACTCCTCGAATGTCGGCAGCGGTTGGTCGGCGCCGGTTCGTTGGTTCTGCTTCTTGATCCGGGCGCATTCGGTCCGCCAGCGCTGCTGGAGCTTGCTCTCCCACGCCGTGCGAGCCTGCTCGGCGACGACCGGGTGATAGAGGCGTCCGTCCGAGCAGAGCACGAAGCCGCGGAGCGCGCCTGCCTTGTGCTTCTTGAAGGTCTTCACGTCCCGCCCTAGGCCGATCAGCCGCGTCAACACGGCGTCGTTGTCCGGGAGCGACGCCGCCGGGATCTGGTGCCAGGACGCCGCCCACAGGAGGAGAGCATACCAGCACGCTTCAGGTTCTTCCTCGCTGGCCAGATCGCTGTCGCGCAGGCGTGCGACGTGGAGCGGCATGAAGGGGAAGTCCTGAAGGTCGCAATCGACCGGGGTCATGGGTTCGGCAAGCACGGTCACGACTGCCAGCTCCTAACGGCCGACGAAGCGATGTCGCAGTAGGTCAGCACCTCGCCCAATGGGCCGTGGCTGTTCTTCCCCACTATCCAATACATCTTTCTCTCGACGGCCTTCAGTTTTTGAAGGCGTTCACACTCCTGATCGAAGGTCTCCCCGTCGGCCGGCGGGCGCAGGTAGTACTCCGGGCGGTAGATGAAGATGACCTGGCGGGCGTCCTCCTCAAGCTCGCCGGCTTGGCGCAGGTCACTGAGCTGCGGGCGTTTGTCCTCGCGGCTCTCGACGCCCCGGTTGAGCTGTACGAGCCCGACAACGGGCACGCCGAGCCGCTTGGCCATTTCGCCGACCTGCCCGGAGATGTCCGCCACCTCTGCGTGACGCGCGCCGCGCCGGTCGACGGGAGGGCGGACCTTTCCAAGGTGGTCGATGATCACGGGGCCTGGGCGAATGCCTTGGTTCCGCCAGCGGCGATGCTGCCTGCGGGCAGCCGCCTCCATCTGGGCGACGGTCAGGCCTGGCCGAACGTCCGTGAAGAGAGGCCACGCCTCGACGGTGTTGGTCGCCGCATCCAAGCGCGCCCATTGCTGCGGGTGCAGCATGTTCCGGCGAGCCAGATCGGGAGTCGGGTTGCAGCGCTCGGAGAACGCGCCGTAGTGCGACGCCTCCCGATCAAACGCCACGTCGGCCGCCAGGCGCATCCCGAGCGGGTCCGCATCCATCTCCAGGGAGAAGAAGCAAACGCCCAGACCCTGGGACGCATTAGCCCTGGCGATGGTGAGGCCAGCGACCGTTTTCCCCATGCCCGTGCGTGCAGCGACCCAGGTCGCTTCACCCGCATTGAGCCCGCCCACGAACTCGTCGACCTCGCGAACACCCAAGGGGAACGCGATGGCGCCGGATCGACGGCGCGTATTGGCGATGGCGTTGCGAACCATGTCGCCGGCCGAGATCCACTTCTCGGCGATCGTGGACGACTTGGCGACCTCGGCAGCGCCAGCCTCCAGCTCGCTCAGCAGATCGACGTAGCTGCCGCTCGCGGTGTCTTTGATCTTGGGGGAAAGGCCGTCGAGCACGCCAAGCAGAGCGCGTCGGCCCGCTCGGTCTGCGACGGCCTCGATGTGATCGCCCACGCCGAAGGTGCTCGCTCGATCCCACAGGGACCAGAGCTGATCGTAGCCGCCCCACGCCTTGAAGCCGGCGTGCTCCCCCAGGCGGTCGCGAACGATCTCCGGCGTTGGCGCGCCGCCAGAGCGAACGACCTTGATGACCGCGGCCCAGATATCTCCGTGGACGGGATCTCCGAAGTGCTCCGGCTGAAGGCGCTCAATGGCCGCCTCGCACTCGCCGGGCGCGTACATCGTCGCGGCGATCACCGCGACTTCGCTCTCGAAACTGAAGAGGCTGCTCTCCATCAGGCGGCCCCCGTCGGGTCGGTGGGGGCGCTCTCGGGCAGGACCCCGCGAACCTTGCTGGCGCGAAGTTCCGCCGCGTAGATCTCAAGCCGCGACGCGGCCTGTTCCGACCCAATGTAGTGCGCGATACGGATGACAGCCGTGCGGACAAGCAGCCACAAGCCGCTCCAGGTCTCGCCGGGGCGGCGCAGCGACACCTCTACATCCGCGACCAAGTCGTGGGCTTGCTGCAGGCGATTGGCCTCGATGCCGGGGCGACCGCTGAAACGAACGATGTCACCCACGGATCGCCCTCCGGCGCATCTGCTCGGCCTTGCGAACCATCCGCACGCCCAAGGCGGCGCACGGTTCAGTCCAGGCGTTAAGCTGCTGGCCGATCCATGCCAGGATCGCGGCGGCGATCAGGGTGCAGTTTCGTCCGAAGGCGGTGGAGTTCACGCGCACGCTCCCTGGCTCGCGCTTCGGCCTGCTCGGCGTGGGCGGCTTGTTCAACGATGAAGGTTTCGAGGGTGTGGCCCGCCATGCCGGCGGCGGCCTCGATGACGATGCCCGGCCCATACGCCATGACGATCAGCGTCAGGGTCCGGCTGGAAAGATGGCCGTCCAGGATGTTCTCGGCCGTCTTCAGGCCGACCTGGAGGCTCTGGGCGACCGATTTGGCCGTGTGGAAGCTGTGTCGGCGCCGAAGCTGCTCGGCGACAGCCGCGCCAAAGGTCCCAGTAATTTTGTGCGGGTCTGACCCCATGAAAGTTCCGTCCATCCACGTCATTGCTGTTCCCGCTGACGACGGAAACGGAAGGACTTGCGATGGAGGCCAACGCGGCGGGGAACTACCAGAAGGGGCTGCGTTACCTCAGCGTCGGGCGGCGATTGAACGTCGCCGCCCGACAACTCGAAGAAGCCGACGCCAACGCCGTCAGGAAGCTTGCTGACATTCTGGCGGCGAAGGGGCTTCACTGGCTGCGGAGCGCTGTGCAGCCTGAACGAAGCTAGGCATGGCGGCGCGCGAACCGGCGATCTCATTTCCGTTCCCCTTCTCCGGAAGCGATTGGGAAGAAGTCCGCAGGGCCGAGATCAAGTCCGGAAACGGCGGCATAACGCATGAGTTCAACCTGCCTCTTTGCAGGTACGAGGCCACCCGTTCCGCCCCGACAGCGCGGATGTGACCACCTGAGAACCGCGCTTCGATCAATGCCGAGAGCGCGCGCCACCTTAGCGACGCCGCCGCAACGCTGAATAACCCGGGATGCTGGTTCCATGCGGTGTATATGCGTTTCTAGCATAGAATCGTCAAGCGCTGACTGGTCGTGTGCCGTTTTCTCTATGGCGCCAAGATGCGCAATGCGATTGATGGGTTTATGGATCGCTTCGACAACATCAGCCCCGCGCTGCTCAAGGAGCAGCTTGGGAAGTATGGCCGATCGCAGGCGGGTCTCGCCCGGCACCTTGGCATCGACACGAGTGCAGTTAACCGCATCGTCAACGGCAAAAGGCAGATCAAGGCGGCAGAGCTAAAGCCAATTCACGATTACCTTGAGCTGACTGATACGTCGGGCGTGTCGGAAGATGAATATATATCTTCAGCTCAGATGAAAAATGAAGGCGCCCAGCGCATTATGCACATTGCGCGCCACGCCATAGATCGGCCGTTGAGAGAATTTATCCTAGAATCTTGGGCGAATGTATTTTCCATACTTCGTGGATATCTTAATTCGGAGGTCAATATATCCCCACCAGATGCCACTGAAGACTTCTGGAGGTTGGCCGAGGCCAATCCCGAGGTGCTCGTTCTTATGGGGCTAGGGAAGGGAATCGTTGATGGGCGCACTGCGGCGCAGCTTCGCTCGCTTGATCGAGCTGCGGAGCGAGCGATTGCCCTCGACCACGTGACATTTGAGTCTGATCCCGAGGCTCGCGCCGCATTAAAGGAATACCTCGCTATGGACGAAGAGGTGGCTGAGGTTTCTGCTCGGACCCTGCGGTCGCGACTCGCCGTGCAAGGGGCCATGCTCAGCTTTGTTCTTTCGGGCGATAAGGACGGGTTGAAGTCTGCTCTCAGTGAGATGATTGACGTGCTCAAGCCGATCGTAGATCGCATGGATGGCAATCCCCCGCACAGTTAAGTGTTGACGCTATGCGAAAATCGCATAGTCTCCCTTCATCAGCTCGATGGAGGCCGCTGTGCCGCGTCAGTCATCCGTTTCCGGCTCTCCATCAGAACGCGCTCGTGACGCCGCCATTCCGGCCGCGTCCGACCTCTGAAGGGAGAGACCTCTATGAACATGCATTCGCCGATCTCGGCCGGCAGCTCGCGTCGCGAACAGCGTAAGGCGCACTGGCGGAACGCTGCGCGAGAAGCCGTGGCGACCTGGCCGGCGCTTCAGCCGATCACCGACAAGTGGGTCCTGTGGGACAACACGACCGATGCGCTCCTTGATCGCGAGAAGGAGCTCGGAGAGAAGTGCCAAGCTCTTGCCCAGACCGAGCTGGCTGACAGCGAGGTTTTGCGCGACGCGCGGGCCGCCTACGATCAAGCGGAAAAGGACTACGGTGACGAGGTCGCCCGGTATCACGACGACTTCCTCTCGGCTGTCGCGGAGATGGAGGCGCCGTCGACTGAGACCATCCTGGCGAAATTTCGGCTCTACATGGCAATTGCGTCCGCCCCTGCCGTGGATGACCTGTCCATCGAAGACGCGCACTTGGCGCTTGAAGCGATCGTTGCCGATCTAGAACGGTTGAGCGCAGGGCCGTCCACGAACCCCACACACAGCGAGTTCGCGTTGGCCCGCCAGGCCCACGAGGCAGCGTATGCGGCCTATGCCGCGTGCGATCCAGTTATCGATGACGAAAACGGTGAACCGCTTGGGAACGCCCTGGATGAGGCCCAATGGGCGCTTGAGGAAGCTACCCCGAACGACCTAACCGAGCTTGCCTACTCGATGCGGGCTGCGCTCCAGCGTGAAGTGCAATGGAACTTCGAAGACGCCGACAGCGCGGATTACATTTCCGACCTGCTTGGCAGGCCCGGCTTTGAAGCCATCACCGCTCGAACCTATCTCGCGGTGTTGGAACTCGCCGGCATCGACCACCCGGTTCGCGACGCGAGCTTCGGTCGCAGCTTCGACGGGTTCGCTTTCGAGAACAATGACGAGCGCGAGGCTGCGTATCGGAAGCACCACGCGCTCCGCCGCGCCGTACAGAAGGCCGTCACTGGCGCCGACGGCGCGCGTCCGTCCCGGCAAGCGATGCGCGACGCCTTTAACTTCGCGATCCGGATTGGTGCGACGCCGGACGTCGTTGAGAGGGCCGCCCTCAGTAAGGCTGCTGTGCGTGACCGCGAATGGCCCTCCCAAACCGATACCCGATCCGCCGCCTAATTCAGCCTGACCACGGCGTCCGCCAGCCCTGACCGGCTGGCGGACATCAGGAGATCACTCACATGAAGTGCATCGAGTGCAAGTTCTGGCGTCGGCAGTCCAACCGCTTCCATCCGGAAAGCGGCGACTGTCACCGTCACGCGCCCCGGCCCACGACGGAAGCGATTGTGGTGCTGGGCGGTGTGGGGCGCAGCGACGAAGACGAGGCGACGACCGAGCCGGCCGCTGACGGGGGGATCGTGCTCTGGCCGATCACCTACGAAGACGACTTCTGCGGGGAGTTCGCGCCGCTCACCGGTCGGAAGGGCTTCGTATGAACGCCCAGACCCCCGCCATCATCACCGAGGTCGAGCAGATCGAGGACGCCCTCGACCAACTGCTCACCACCGCGATCCGCACCGACCAGGATCGAGCCCGCGAGCCGGATTACAATCGGCCGCCGGTGTCTCTCCGCGACAGCGTGGCGGCCTACGTCGAGCGGCTGAAAGAGTTCACGCCCGCCCAACATCGTGCATACGACTTCCTCGACCGGCCCGTTGGCGAGGCCCTTCGCCAAGCGATCCGCATTCTCGGCGAACGCCTATTCGAGATGGGAGGCCTCAAGCTGATGTCGGACGTTCTCTACCGCGTCGCCGAGCGCGACCGCGTGCAGGAGCATCGGCGCATCGGGATCATGGATCGCCGCTGGGATGGCATCGGCCAGACGCCGACTTCGGCGGGATGGCGGGCGTGATCTTCGTCTTCCACGCTACTATCGGGGCGGTCGCATGAGCCGTGGCCCGCTTGCGCGGCTGCAACGGCGCCCAGCACCGTCGGATTGGGGCGACGACGAGCCTATGACCCTGGCCGAGGCCATCGCGGTCTTCTGGCCAGACGGTCCCCTGACCATCCCCAGCCTTCGCACCGAGATCCGGAAGGGTCGGTTGACGCCGGCCGAGGTCGCAGGAAAGCATTACGTGACGCCCGCACAACTGCGGGCCCTATTCGAGCCCCGTGCATGGCGAGACGATCAAAAGGGCCGCGGCTCTATCTCAGGGCAGGGCGCGCCGACAGGAACTCGGAGGCCGTCTGGGTCATCCGAGACGGATCGCGCGAGATCAGCACAGGCTGCGGCCCTGACCGCCTGTCTGGGTCTGATGGGGCCGAAGCGCAACTCGCTGCCTACATCGCGTCGAAGTGGACCCCGGACGAAGCCCAGCGCACAGGTGATCCGGCTGACGTCCTAGTGGCCGAGGCCCTGGCTTTCTACGCTCAGAAGCGGGCACCGAAGCTGGCCGACCCGAAGGCGACCGCCGTTCGGGTAAAGACGCTCTTGGCCTGGTGGGGCGACAAGACCCTCGCCGAGGTGAAGATGTCCACCTGCGAGGCCTACGTCGAACACCGGGTCCAGCAGCCGCTCGCCCAGGCGAAGACCGAGGCGGCCATGCTCAAGCGCGTCTCGCCTGCCGGCGCCCGCCGAGAGCTGGAAGACCTGTCCGCCGCAATTGGCTTCTGGGCGAAGGAGTACCCCCTCAACCCACGACCGATCGTGACCTTGCCGCTGAAGCCTGAGAGCACGCGCGATGCGCTGACCCGGTCGCAGGCGGCGCGGCTGCTTAAGGCGGCGATGGGCTGGCGCTGGGTTACGGATAAGAAGCGTTGGGAGCGCCTGTCCAAGTCGGCGATTTCCAATCGCGCGCACCTGCGCCGCTTCATCCTCATTGCTCTATATACAGGCACGCGCCCCGGCGTGATCCCGAAGCTCTTGTGGGTCGAGAGCCCGGTCCAGGCCTCGGTCGATCTGGAGAGCGCCACGATCTACCGGCGCGGCAAGCAGGAGCGCGAGCATCGGACGAAGCGCCGCCCGCTCGTAAGGATGCCCGCGCGGCTCCTGGCGCACATGCGACGCTGGCACAGCCTGGATGAGGCGGCGGCTATCGCGGCCCGACAGGATGATCCCGACGCCCCACCGCTAGCCAGCGTCCTGCATCATGGCGGCGCGCCCATCGCCGGCCGCATCCGGCGAGGGTTCGAGAGCTGCGTCCGCGACGCCGGCCTGGAGGGCGAGATCACGCCCCACTGGATGCGCCACACCTGCGCGACCTGGCTCATGGAGAACGACTGCCCGCTTTGGGACGCCGCTGCCTACGCCGGCATGTCGACGACGGTTCTTGAGAAGCACTACGGCCACCACCGGCCCGATCATCAGAGCAAGGCTCGGAGAGCTCTGGGAGGAACACGATGA